AGAGGTGAAATGGCTGAAATATTGCTAGATAATATTCTCCGTCTGTTTTCTACAGAAACGTTTGGAAAAGATAAGTCTGCGTATTATGTGGGTGGGGAAAAGAAATTGATGAATCTTATAGAAACGGGTAAGATTGAAAGTGATAAGCCCACTAATGTCCAAAACGGCAAGTGGCATTGTAATGCTGCTCAAGTATTACTTCATTGCCGATGTGCGGGAAGGAAAGTTAAATCTAAAAAACGGAAGAAATGAAAAAGATTAAAGTGATACAGTATGCCATGATGTTCATTGCCTTATGGACAACACTGTATCTTGTAGATAGCATTGAAGTTAGCAAGAAAGAATTTATTGCTGCTTTTGTATTGGTGACTGTCGTATCAGTGAATTATATCTGTTTTCGATACTACGAAGATAGGAAACAAAATAAAGATAGCCTGTGAAGGTCTGCATTGCTTAATTTTAGTATTTGTCATGTTTATTTAGCTCGGTTCGCCGGGCATCTGCCGGGATAGCCCAGTTGGTTAGAGCGCATGTTTCTACATGAGGTCAGCGGTTCGAATCCGTTTCCCGGCTCAACTCAATCAGAGTTAAGTAACCCGTGAGGGGGAAAATTATGTTTGTATCAATAACAATTCAATCAATGTAGCCGGAAGCGTCTGGCTACGACCTGAAGGAATGGCGGAATTGGTAGACGCAAGTATGCAGATAGATTGAAGAAAGTCATACATAGGTAATCTGTCATCCCGGTTCGAGTCCGGGTTCCTTCACAGAGAATTTTTCTTTTTATGTTTAACTAATGTTGCCAGCGAAAAGGACGCTGTAGGGTTAAAGCCCCTGTTATTTGAGTTTTAATTGTTCTATACTATTCCGGTGTGCTTTGAACGGCTATCTGGAAGCAAGAAGCTCGTGAGAGTGCTATTTTATAGTTAATGTCGTGTTTTATTTTGTGTTTGTGTTCTAAGTGAATGGTTCGTGAGAATAGTTCACTTTAAACGGATGGCTGGTGTAATTGGTAACATACGCAGGTATGCGTGATGTGGGTTCGAGCCCCACGCCATTCACATTTCTGATCCTATTAAATTATAGTAGTTCATGAGTTTTGTTTTGTGTTTGTGATTGGGGTGTATGGTCTGTGAAGATAGTGCACCTTTTTAATTAATCGGGCGGATATGTATATCGTTGGCTGAAACTACGGTGAGGTGCACCAATATTCCGTGAGACCGGTTCGACTCCGGTTCCGTCCACTAGCATTTACATTATGTATAAATCAGGGAGCCGTACACCCTTCAAGCGTAGCCGTTCCATAAGGTACATTGGATTATTCATTTTCTTATTTTTCTGCCTGTACAATACCGTACAGGCAGTTTTTAACTACCTGAAAATGGCGTTAAAATGGCGAAGTTTCTGTTTGCTAAACTTGTCAATAACGATTACCTTTACTGATGTAATAAACTAAAAGTCAAACTATTAATTCAGAATTATGAAAGAATTAGTAACCATTCAGCAAAAGCTGAAAGCCCCGAAAGGGCAATTTAATAAGTTCGGTAGTTACAAATACCGTAGTTGTGAGGATATTCTTGAGTCAGTGAAACCTATTCTGACTGAAACAAAGTGTTCGTTAACTCTCAGTGATGAGATGGTGCCAGTAGGCAATAGAATTTATGTAAAAGCAACTGCCACTTTAACCAACGAAAAAGGGGAAAAAGAAATAGTGACTGCTTTTGCGAGAGAAGAGGAAACAAAGAAGGGAATGGATGGCAGCCAAATTACCGGAGCCTCATCTTCTTATGCAAGAAAGTATGCTCTTAACGGTCTATTTTGCATTGATGATACAAAAGACAGTGATGCAACTAACACTCACGATAAAGAAGACGCGCAACAGCCTGCAAAAACACTGGCTAGTATGAAGAATCCAGTTTATACTAGTGCCCAACTGAAAAAGGCTATTGCTGACATGCTTGCTGTCAAAAGCAGAACTGAACTTGAAAAAGTATGGTATGGTAATCCGGCTATGCAAAATGATAAAGAGTTTGTAAATGCTTGTATGGAAATGGGCAAAATTTATCCTGCATCATGATAGAGTTGGTTAAATCGAGTGTGGTTTTCTCAGAAGAGAACCACACATATTTTCTTGGTGAAAAGCAACTGAAAGGTATTACCGGAATGATAAACCGGCAACTATTTCCCAATAAGTATAGGGATATTCCAGAATACATATTGAAAAAAGCTGCTGAAAAAGGCAGTCGTATTCATGGACAATGCCAGTTTGCTGATGTAACAGGATTACCACCCGAGAGTATTGAAGCTATTAATTATATCAGGGAAAGAGTAAATGCCGGATATAAGGCTTTTGCCAATGAGTACACTGTTTCAGATAATGAATATTTTGCATCGAATATTGATTGTGTTTGGGAAAAGGACGAGAAAATCAGCCTTGGCGACATCAAGACTACTGCAAGTCTTGACCGTGAGTATTTGAGTTGGCAGTTATCAATTTATGCCTATTTGTTTGAACTTCAAAATCCACTAATTAAAGTTGATAAATTGTTTGGAATTTGGCTACGAGGTGATAAATCTGAATTGGTTGAGATTGAGCGTAAACCGGATGCAGAGGTTAAGAGATTACTGGAGTGTGAGATTAAAGGTGAACAGTTCTTACCTAATGCTCCTGTTCCAGCCGATGAGAAGCTGCTTATTCCTATGCAATTAGTAAATACTATTATTGATATAGAGGAACAGGCGAGTTATATCGCTGAAGTGCAGAAAGGTTATAAGGAACAGCTTAAAAGTGCCATGCGTGAGAACGGTGTTAAATCATGGGATGCCGGTCGGCTGCGTGTTAGCTATACTCCCTCTTCAACGGGTAAGAGTTTTGATGCAAAGAAGTTTCAGGAAGATCACCCGGAACTATATTCTCAATATTTAAAAACATCAACTAAAGCGGATAGTATTCGTGTAACTATAAGGGAGGAAGGAAAATGAGTGTTAATAAAGTAATTCTTATAGGACGTGCCGGTAAAGACCCGGATGTGAGAACATTGGACGGTGGAGCGAAAGTAGCTTCTTTATCTTTTGCCACAACAGATAAGGCGTACACCTTACAAAATGGAACCCAAGTGCCGGAACGTACAGAATGGCATAATCTTATTTTTTGGAATAAGACTGCTGAAATAGTTGAGAAGTACGTCCATAAAGGAGATAAGTTGTATATAGAAGGTAAGTTACGCACTCGTAACTATGACGATAGCAAAGGAGTTAAACGTTACATAACTGAAGTCTTTGTTGATAGTATTGAGATGCTTACACCGAAAGTTCAGCAACAGGCTGCTCCTGTACCACCACCGTTACCAACGCAACAGCCTACACAGAGACAGCAACAACAAGTACAGCAGCCTGCATATCAGCAACAGCCATATCAACAGATACCACCGCCTGATGATTTACCATTCTAAGATATGGCAGAAGCTATTCTAACAAAACAAAATGGGGTAGTCACAATGGATAAGTCGTTTGACTACCTCTGTTCCACGCTCAAAAATGGAACTTACACTGTAAGCATCAAGAGAAAGGTAGAACCACGTACCCTGTCGCAGAACGCGCTCATGTGGCTGTGGTTTGCCTGTATTGAGAGGGAGACAGGCACGGATAAGTTGGATGTTCATGATTACTATTGCCGTAAGTTTCTTCCACGGCAAATATGTATGAATGGAAATATTGTGTCGGTTGTTGGAAGTACTTCTAAATTGAATACGATCCAAATGAAAACTTTCATGGATAAGGTTCAGGCTGATGCTGCCACCGAATTAGGAATCAATTTGCCATTGCCTGTTGACCAGTACTATAAAGATTTTATTAATGAATACCTGCATAGGTAAGTATTAACTCAAAGTTTAATTAAAATGGATTTGAATATTTCAAAAGCAAAATTGACCAAAAAGGGATGTCTTGAAGTGGTCTATGCAGACAAGGAAGGAAACGATATTGTTTTCAAGGGGATTAATCCTGTTCATCCGGATTTGAAGGATTCGCTAAACAAGCTCATACCCTACATTGTCGATATTACAGAACAGAAAGAATCCCAGTACATTAATTGGGAACGTCCAGAGTCATGTCTTGAAGATGAGTTCTTCAAAAAGTTCAATGTAACCGGCGTTAGCATTGGTGGTGATTCTTCTTTTGAGGTTTGTGTGTTGACAGGTAAGCGAACCCTTATGACGAGCAAAGTCCTTAATCTTTGTTCTCCTGGTATTGGTTTCGATCCGGACAATGAATCGTATGTGCATTGTGAGGAGTTTCGTGATGCTGTTTATAATTTCTTGTATGAAGCAGAGTTTTATGTTACAGAGAATAAATGTTCGGAGATTCAAAGGGAATTTGAATTTAAAGATGGTGAGGACCCGTTTGACAAGGTTGATGAAGCTACTGATGCAATGAATGAAGATGGTGAAGATAACGGGATATGTTCAACAGTTGAACATCATGAATTAGTATTAGAACCTGCTTCATGAAACCAATTTATGTGACTAAGACGCCCAATCTGTACCGGATTCAGTTCGAGTATCACCCAAAGTTGGTCGAGGTCATAAAGATGATACCAAGTAAGCCACGCTATGACGGAACAGACCGGGCGTGGCTTGTTAGTATCAATGATACGCGTTATCCTATTGGACGTGATGCGAATTGGTATGTGAGAGCTTTTGCGCAATGGGCTGTTCAGATGCGTTATTGTTCTACTGTCAAGGAACGTGAGGTAACTGAAGATATTAATTATGATATTCCTCCGATGAAACCTTTTGTCGGTGAACACTATATGTTACTTCAACCTTACGAGTATCAACTTGAAGGAGTACAGTATGCAATAGAGCACAAACGCTGTTTTTTCGGTGACCAGCCCGGATTAGGTAAAACATTGCAAGCCATATGTGCAGTTGTTAAAGCACATAAGGAAGCGCCCATTTATGGTGAGTCTTTTCCAGTACTTGTAATTTGCCCTGCTGCGTTGAAAGTAAACTGGCAGCGTGAGTTTAAGAAGTTCGCAGGTATGAATTCGATTATCCTTGATGACAGAAACCGACAGTCCTGGCAATCATTTTATGAGTGTAAAAGGTCTGATGGCAGTCCACTTTGTGAGGTGTTCATTACTAATTATGAATCGCTTAATAAATTTTTTGTAAAAGCTGTAAATAAGGAATCCAAGCTTACAATGAAAAGTATTGCTTTCGATCAGCGTGTCTCTTTGTTTAGGTCTGTTATCATTGACGAATCTCATAAATGCAAATCAAGTAAAACTCAACAGAGCAAATATGTTGAAGGTATCTGCAAAGGTAAACGTTATATATTCGCATTGACCGGTACTCCTGTTGTTAACAATAATACAGACTTGATACAACAGCTAAAAATATTAGGTCGATTAGAGGACTTTGGAGGTTATAGCCGGTATGTTGAAAGATATTGTGATGGTCCCAAACAGGCATCCAACGTTAAAGAACTGAATTGGCGACTATGGAATACTTGCTTCTTTCGTCGTGAGAAGTCAAAGGTGCTTACACAACTTCCGGACAAGACTCGTCAATACTTGACAGTTGATATCACTACCACCAAAGAGTATAAGGCTGCCGAGGCTGATATGGTAAAATACTTGAAGAAGTACAAGAACGCTTCGGATGAACAAGTGCAGAAATCAATGAATGGTGCCGTTATGGTGCAGATGCAGCTTTTAAAGCAGATATCTGCCAGAGGTAAAATCAAGGCTGTTTGTGAATTTGTCCATGATGTTATCGACGGTGGTGAGAAGCTGATACTTTTCGGTTACTTGAAAGAAGTTGTAGCAGAACTGAAAAAGGAATTTCCTAAAGCTGTTACTGTAACGGGTTCCGATAGTGTCAACCAAAAGCAATATGCCGTTGACTCTTTCCAAAATAATCCGGATTGTAAACTGATTATTCTGAATTTCAAATCGGGCGGTACCGGGCTTACTTTGACTGCTGCCAGTCGTGTTGCTTTTATAGAGTTCCCTTGGACTTTCAGTGATTGCGAACAGGCAGAAGATAGAGCACACCGTAACGGTCAAAAGAACAATGTTAACTGCTATTACTTCTTAGGTAAGGATACTATTGACAAGTATATGTATGATGTGATTCAAACAAAGAAGAACATTGCTAACGGTGTAACCGGAACGGATGACCAAGTAGAAGAGAATATGGTGAATCTTGCAATGGACTTGTTTAGGGATAAATTATGAAGCCATTTAGATTAGTTATAAATGGACAGAGAACTCATATTCAGGAATACAAGAAAGAAATGTTGTTCGGTCCTGAATGGGAAACCATAATATCCTTTGTCGGTTGCAGGAACAGGTGTAAACAAATCGTTGACCTTCTAAATGAATGTGCTACGATTTCAAAAAACAAGCAGAAAAATGACTGAAGAAGATATTCGTAAAATGGAGGTGAAATATTCTGAAACCAAGATACAACACATTTGTGTAACTTGGTTCAGAGAAACGTTTCCCAATGTCGGCCCTCTACTCTTTGCTATACCAAACGGCGGCGTCAGGACAAAGAAAAGCGGTGCTATGCGTAAATATGAAGGTGCCATCGCTGGTGTTGCTGACTTGATTCTGCTTTTTCCTCGCGGTGGTAAGAGCAGTCTTTGCATAGAGATGAAAACTCCACATGTAAAAGGTAAACGTGCCGGAACGCAGTCTGATGGGCAAAAAGAATGGCAGGCGTTAGTTGAGAAATATGGCAGTGTATATGTCGTTTGTCATGGGTTGATTGAGTTCATTAATAGCGTTTGCTATTATCTGAAAGCTGACCCTCAACCTTATATAAACAATGTCTTACGGAATTATTATAAATTGATATGACTTATATTGAACTTATCAATAGGTTTTGGGAACTTGACGAAAGCTGGCAATTTTCCTGCTGTGAAACGAGGCTTTATTTTTACTTGCTAAAAATTGCGAATCGTTTAGGCTGGGAGGATAACTGGACACGTAGTGATACAAAGGTGTCATCTGACGTGGGAGTGTCTGTAAAAGTATTCAAGTCCGCCCGAAATAGATTAGTTCAAGCAGGTCTTATTGAATGTAAACAAGGCAATGGAAGAGGCAATAAATCAACGTATTCTATAAAAGGTGTACAAAAAGGTATGCAAAATATACCACCTTTACGGTATCCTTTAGGGATACCTTTAGGGTACCCTTTAGGGACACCTTTTCAAGAAAGCTCCCCCATACCCCCTAAAGAAGAATATAAGACAGAGACAAAGACAAAGAAAGAACCCCCTAAAGGGGGTAAGAAAGAAAGTAGCTCTGGCGAGCTTTTCCCACCCTCTAAACCGGAGAAACCTAAAAGAGTCGCAAAAGAATTTATATCTCCTACGCTTGATGAGGTTATTCAACACTTCATCAAGCAAAATGCTCCGGAACGGTTAGATGACTGGCAAGAGCAAGCAGAAATATTCTTCAATCACTTTGACTCGATAGGGTGGAAGAATGCCAATGGAGTGAAAATAGAGCGGTGGGATTCCAAAGCAAACCTTTGGATACTGGATCGTATTCGTGAAAATCGAAAAAATGAATTAGACCATGACGGAAGAGGAAAAGAATTTATCAAGCAAACTTCAAAATTTGATGGAGAAGGAAGCCGGCAAGCGCAAACTGACGATCCAACAGATAGAGAATCTGATAAAAAGGCACAAAGAAAGTATTCAGAACGTTTCTGAATATGACTTAACTGATACGCAAGAGTATTACAGTCATTGGAATTTAATTTCTAACCTTGGTACGGATTATACGGAACGGGAGTTTAGAAAATTTGATGTTGATGATAACAACTCTAAACTAATTCAGTTTCTTCTGTACTACTTCAACGGATGTCGGTATGCTCAAAATGTGTTTCCGGAAGAGAATTACAAGGTTCATAAGAATCTTTTGCTTGTTGGTGAACCTGGTACCGGAAAAACAATGTTGATGCAGATTTTTGCAGATTATTTGAAACTCACTTGTAACCCCAATGCTTTTGAAAACTTGTCTGTTACTCAAATGATGAATTATTATAAAATTCACGGGCATATTGACTTGTACACTTACAATGAGAATCAATCCAAAGGATTTAAACCAAATCCCTTTAATATCTGCTTGAATGATATCGGTCTGGAAACGGAAAATCAAAAATCGTATGGTACCAGTCTCGATTCAGTTATTGATGAATTTCTTTATGCCCGGTATGAGATTTTTCAGCAATATGGCAAGAAGTATCATATAACATCGAATCTTGGCATAGCCGAATTTAAGAAACGTTTCGGACCAAGATTAGTGGATCGTTTTAAAACGTTTAATGTTCTCCCCCTGTGCGGCGAGAGTCGTAGAATATAGCTACTATGAAAGTTACAATTTACTGGGTTACTAAAGATTCTGATAAAATTGCTCGTATCAGAGAGCGTTTCGGTATTGGAACTTATCGAAGTGTGAACGGTGAAACGCCTGCTGAAATACGAGAAGAAGATATGGAACTTCTTCGGGAAACTGAAAGAAGAGGATTTATTCAAATACGTAATAAACCTTAATGAAAATGGTGTTAAAATGGCGAAGTTTCTGTTTGCATAACTTGTCATTTTACGATAACTTTACTGATGTAATGAATTAAAAGTCAAACCAATATAATTAAATTATGGAAGTACAAAACATTAGAATTGACCTTATCAGTCCTTCTCCTTTGAATCCGAGAAAGACTTTTGATGAAGTAGCTCTTCAAGAGCTTGCAAGTAATATTGAGAAACAAGGCTTATTACAGCCTATCACTGTTCGAGTTGCCAAATCCGAGGATGTGACCAACTTGGAGACTGGTGATGTGACAACAATTCCCTGTTCGTATGAAATTGTATGTGGTGAGCGCCGCTTCCGTGCTGTATCACTATTGAAAGAGAAGGAAGATAAAGAGAATGTTGCTAAAATCAAGGCACATCGCAAGAAATCAGAACAATTCCAAGCGATTTCCTGCATTGTCAGAGAAATGACAGATGATGAGGCTTTTGAAGCGATGATTACCGAGAATCTTCAAAGAAAAGATGTTGATCCCATCGAAGAAGCTTTTGCCTTTGCGCAGTTGGCTGAAAAAGGACGAACTTTGGAAGATATCGCTCTTAAAATAGGAAAGTCTACCCGGTTTGTATTTGACCGTATTAAATTGAATTCTCTTATTCCTGAACTAAAAGAGCGGGTAAGAAATGGAGATATACCATTGTCCGGTGCTATGATTCTTTCTAAATTGGATGAAGATACTCAAAAAGAGTTTCATGAGGAGGAGGAAGAACAATGTACTACTGCTATGATTCGAGAATTTGTGAGTAATTCTTTCATGGAGCTTGGTAACGCACCTTGGATTAAAGATGATTCCGATAATTGGGAAAATACTGATATTAAATCATGTTCTCAATGTGAGAATAATACGTGTAATCATGGTTGTTTGTTCTATGAAATGAATAGTAAGGATGCTAGATGTATCAATGCTGCTTGCTATGAGAAAAAACAAATTGCTTATGTGACGCGGAAAATTCAACTAGAATATGAACATCTTGTTAAAGTTGGCGAACCTCTTTCATTTGGAAAAACAGTAATTATCGCTAGACGTCCTGATACATATTGGGGAGAAGATAGAAAGGTTTTCTATGAAAAAACTTTGGAAGCTGTTAAACAACTTGGATTTGAAATAGTTGATCCTGATGAAATCTTTAGATGTAAGTGCTGGTATTCAGAAGATGATGAACGCACTTTGAAAATGCTTGAAGATGGAGAAGTTTATCGTTGTCTTTCATTTTTTGGACATTATTCTCCCGAATTTAACGTTAGTTTCTATTATGTTAGAAAAGAAACGGCTTCCTCTACTTCCGCCGTTGCCGATCTAAAAGAGATAGAAAGGGAAAAAATAAACGCCCAATTAAAAAGAGCGAAGGATATAGTCAAGGAGAAGTCTGCTGAAGAAATGCGTAAGTGGGCGCAAGAGAAAACATATTATCAGAGAACAAAAGAATTCTCTGAAAATGAACAACTTGTTTTTGATGTGCTGGTTCTTAGCGGTTGTAGCAGTACTTATCTTGAAAAACTGAATTTGAAAAAATGGAATGGTGAGAGTGATTTTGTAAATTATGTCAAGAACAACCAAGCTGACCGACACCAATGGTATAGAGCCTTTATTGCTGAATGCTTATCATCGAATAATGTGAATTTCTACTCCTATTTGCAAAAGTGTCAGAAAATCCTTTTTGCAGAACAATATCCGGATGATTTCAAAGCGCTCTCTAAGAAACTTGCGGATTCATATGATAAGAAAGAAAAGAAGCTCAAAGAAAGACTGAAAGAGCTAAATAACGATAACACAGAGGAAGCCTAGTGGTTTCCTCTCTTTATTGACGCACTTATGAAAACGTGGACTGGCGAACAACTTGCTATACTTGACAGTGAGTACCCGACTGCTGATTTAAAAGAACTTGCTAAGCGTCTTGATAAAACACTTAGTGCTGTTAAAACAAAGGCCTTGATTCGAAAACTTAGGCGCTCTCCGAGAATCTCGTTTTGGAATAGTGAGAGACTTGATAAATTGAAAAAGTTGTATCCCAATCATACTAATGAGGAAATAGCACAGATATTAGGTACCACTTATTCTGCTGTAAATGGAGTTGCATTTAAATTACGGCTCTTTAAATCTAAAGAATTTAAATTTCAATGCGCTTCTAAAAGCTTCTTTCCCAAAGGCCACCAACCGATGAACAAGGGACGTAAGCAAACGGAATATATGTCAGAGGAACAATTAGCAAAAACGAAAGCTACTCGATTTAAGAAAGGACATGTCCCCAAAAATCATAAACCAGTCGGTTATGAACGCATAACTCGTGACGGTTACATTGAAGTGAAAACTGCCGAACCGAATGTCTTTGAACTTAAACATCGGCTTGTATGGATTGAGCATAATGGAGAAATCCCCCCTGGTTATAATATTCAGTTTAAAGATGGCAACAGGCAAAACGTTTCCATTGAGAACCTTTACATGATTAGTCGTTCTGAACAATTAAAAAAAGAGAATTCTTTGTATGCCCGATATCCGGAAGATGTTCAGTACCTAATCAAGCTAAAAGGAGCTTTGAATAGACAAATTAATAAAGCAACAAAAAAGAATGAATCATGACTGATGGAGCAATAGATAGATTGAAAGAAATGGTTAATAAACCATTCCTTTATCAGAATGAAGAAGTTGTAATTCTCAATTACTGTGACGGTACCGGTGATGATGGTACCGAAGTTGAGATATACTTGAATAATGGCAAAGTGTTAGTGTTTAGTATGTTTGATTTGGCTTCCAAGTTGAACCGTTTCCGGCCAATAACAAATACTGTTGTCGTGTTGGCAAATGAACGGTTGAATAAGGTGTCTACAGTGAACCCTACCATTTTACAAGATTTGAGGAATTTGGTTCTTCAACAAATTAAGGATGTGAAAGAAGATCCTAGTAAAGTGAGCCAAGCAAAACAAGTTTTCCAAGGGGTTAATACCGTAATCAATCTTGCCAAAACAGAATTGGAATACAGGAAATATTTAGATACAACAGACCCCTCAAAATAAATAATAGTATGCTGATAGATAAAGAATATGTTCATTGGTTTCGCATCAGAGACCAACCTAATAGAATCGTGTGAGATTATTCATAGTCTAACAATTTAACCCGATCGATATGATAACATTGAATAGGTTTGCCCAGAGATGCTTGAATATCATGAGGAAGCGCTTTAAGATGAATGAGCATAGCTCAAGAAAAGCATTTAGCATAAGAATTGAAGCCGTTTGGAGAAAATTCGATATTGCTTCTAAATATAGGAGTGATAATCTTCCTAAATATTCGGAAGATGAAGAATTGGCAGCCGAGATGATAATTTACCTTGTTGCCTATTTAAAAAGATTTGGTTGTGAGGACATTGAACAGCTTATCAAAGATAAGATAGAGTTCGATGATAGAAAAAATGATTAGGTGTTGTTACTGACTGTTTGTGTTGTTGATTTTGTGTTGTTGATTTTAATATAGTTAGTTATGACAGAGATTATTCAAGTCTGCCTACTTGATTTTAATAAGGGGCAGCTCACGGGATTGCCGAAAAATCCACGTTTTTTTCGTGATTACCGCTTTGAAGCGATGAAGAAAAGCATTCAGGATTCGCCAGAGATGCTTGAGCTTCGAGAACTTATAGTTTTTCCCTACAATGATGGCAGATATATTGTTGTTTGTGGTAATTTACGTTTGCGAGCTTGCAAGGAGTTAGGTTATAAAGAACTGCCTTGTAAAATTCTGGCACCTGATACCCCCGTTAAGAAGTTGAGGGAATATGCCACTAAAGATAATGTCAATTTTGGTGAGAATGATTTGGACGTTATGGAAAACGAGTGGAATAAGGCGGAACTCCAAGACTGGGGCATCGAATTTGCCCCGGAGAGGAAAGAGGATGAATTTAAAGAGCGCTTCGATGCCATCACGGATGATACAGCCATTTATCCTCTCATTCCAAAGTATGACGAAAAACATGAGTTGTTTATCATCACCTCAAGTAATGAGGTAGATAGCAACTGGCTTCGTGAAAGGCTGGACATGCAGCACATGAAGTCGTATAAAACCGGGAAAATAAGTAAATCCAATGTAATTGATATAAAAGACGTTCGCCATGCCCTGCAAGATAGTAATACCAAGTCATAAACGCCATGACCGGGTGTTCGCTAAAAAGTTGGTGAACGATCCTATCATTTGCGTTGCTGAAAGTCAAGCTGACTTATATCAACAATTTAACCCGGAATGTGAAATTGTTACTCATCCTGACGACGTTATGGGCCTCATCCCGAAACGTAACTGGATGGCAAAGCATTTTGGAGAACTTTTCATGCTTGATGATGATGTCCATGCCTGCAAACCTATTTATGTGGAAAAAGGAGAACCTAGCCGGATAAAGGATAAAGATAAGATAACCAATATCATTCAGTCATTATTTGAGATGGCCAGTATGATGGATGTACATCTGTTTGGCTTCACCGCTCGGATATCGCCGGTAATGTATGATGAATCCGCTTTTCTTTCTCTTTCGAAAATGATAACCGGTTGCAGTTATGGAGTAATCTATAACAAAAACACTTGGTGGAATGAGGAAATACGTTTGAAGGAAGATTTTTGGATTTCTTGTTACATGAAGTACAAAGAACGTAAGGTTTTAACCGATTTGCGGTATAATTTTGAGCAAAAGAACACTTTTGTAAACGCTGGTGGGCTTGCTTCTATAAGGAATCAGGAAGAGGAACGTAAATCTATCCTCTTTATCAAAAAGAATTTTGGTGATAGTATTTTGCTAAAGAGTGCAACCACTAATGGGAAAGACAAAACAAAGCAGCTCGTTCAATATAATATATCATGCAAATTCAAATTCTAATAGTCTGTAAAAAAGGCGTTTAAATGGCGTCCATTCTGTTTGTCATATTCGCCTTTTTTAGCTAATTTTACTGATGTAATAAACTAAAAGTCAAACCATTAAATTAGAATTATGATTATAAGAACAGTTTGCGGATATGATTTCTTTGAGGTGAGTTCTGCAATGCAGAAAGCCATTAGGCGAGCCGACACCGGGGTAGCCGGCTTTTTTGCATTGGAACTTTGGGCGAGTGGGTACCGCGACTATGTGTGGAAGCGTCTGTTTACCATTAGTGCTGAAGATTGCTATGGAATCATTACTAAAGAGATAGAAGCATTGTGGCAGGGGCATGAGCTGGTAAACAAGACTGCTACTGAACCCAAAGGGAGGATATTTGTCAGTAAAGCTGTTATTCTCCTTTGTGAATGTAGAAAGAATCGTGATGCGGATCATTTGCAAAACTTCATCTATGATAGAAAGGATATTGATATAGAAAAGTGGATAAATGATGTCAGGCGTTACCCTATTCCTATTCCAGATTACACTTTCGATGTACATACACGAAAGGGTAAAAAACATGGGAGAACCAAAGAAGAATTCTTTCAGGAAGAATACAAGGCGTTACAACCTCGTGCTCCTGGTTTATTCGATGATTTGGTTCAACCCAGTCAACCAAAGTTATTTAATGATGAAACCACGGCTAAGTAGCTGTGGTTTCATCATTTTTCATATAAGTCAAACCAATTTAATTAAAAAAATGAACACGTATTACAAATTTGCGCCAAATGTATTTTTGGCAAAGTGTGATGAGAAGCACGAAAAAGGTGAAACTATTGAAGTTACCACCAAGTATGGAAAAGAAAATGAATGTATTGTTTTCAACCTCATTTACGAACGTGATGGATTCTATTACTACTCAATCGTACGGGCTGATGGCTTTAATGTGCAAGAGTGGGCCAAACAAAGAGCTGAACGTCGTCATGAATGGGCTACATCTGCTGTACAGAAAAGCTGTGAATATTACAACAAGTCCAATAAAGATAAGGATTTTCTTTCTCTAGGTGAGCCTATCAAAGTGGGACATCATAGCGAGAAGCGACACAGAAAAGCGATAGATGATGCGTGGAACAATATGGGGAAAAGCGTTGAGTTTAGCGATAAGGCTGCCGAACATGAAAGAGTTGCGAAGTATTGGGAAAAAAGGGCTAATACGATAAACTTGTCCATGCCGGAAAGTATAGATTTCTACGAACATAAGTTGGAACAAGCAAAAGAATATCACGAAGGATTGAAGTCCGGTAAGTACCGACGCGAGCATACATACGCTATGGCTTATGCCAATAAAGCAGTAAAAGAGGCTAAAAAAAATTATGACCTTGCAGTAAAGCTGTGGGGCGATGTTTAATAATTTGTAGTATCTCAAATAATTTACTATGAGAGAATTATCAAAAGAAACCTCATTACAAAGGGTAATGAGGGCTTCAGGTCGTGTACCTGTACAATGCTCATGCAGTGTTTGTAAACAACAATGTCATACGCCATGTTTAGGTACTCCTGATGATATTGAACGAATTATTGATGCAGGTTATGCCGACAGGTTAGCGCTGACGAACTGGGCTGCTGGTATATTCTTAGGGGTTATTAATATTGCTATTCCGATGATTCAGCCCGTTGCTGGTAAGGAGTATTGTGCTTTTTTCGAGAATGGACTGTGTATCTTACATGATAAGGGTTTGAAGCCCACTGAAGGACGTTTGTCTCATCACACAGTCAGGAAGGATAACTTCAATCCTGCTATGAGTATTGCTTGGAACGTTGCAAAAGAATGGCTGATGCCGGAGAATGAGGATGTACTTTCTCGTGTAGTAAATAAATTCTTGAATGCGAGGAAGCCATGAATGTGTGTCAATCAATACCTCGTAGAGATTGTAAAGTGTTTGCTAAATGTGGAGCAAAATCCTTATCACATTGCCGGCGGCACCGCGAAACTGATGAGAAGTGTAAAAGTTGTACTCTAATTCATCGTAAGCCGCGTAATCGGATTATAGATGATTCAGGACGTGAAATGAAAAGATGTACCCATTGCGGAAATTACTTCTACTTGAACCGGTTCTACAATCGTATAGTGGTGAGAAAAGGTAAGGAATATCATTTGTTGACTTCCTGGTGCCGTATGTGTATGTCACAGATTAATAATCAGAGGGCAAAGAAGAAAAAGTGACTTGTCTATTAAATTTTTTGTATGAAATATTATGCTTCAGTCAGCTTTGGAAAGGATTCCTTGGCAATGCTTTTCATGCTAATAGATAAAGGATATCAGTTGGATGAAGTCGTTTTCTATGATACAGGTATGGAATTTCAGGCAATCTATAACACTCGTGATGCTGTTCTTCCAATTCTTAAAAAACTTGGCATTAAATATACAGAACTGCATCCGGAGCAACCTTTTCTTTGGACAATGTTTGAAAGGCCGGTTAAGAAAAGAGGGACCAATATTATCCATAAAAAAGGATATAGTTGGTGTGGGGGAACATGCCGATGGGGAACGAGTGAAAAACTTCGTGCGTTGAAAGCTCACACAAAAGATGGAATTGATTATGTCGGTATTGCTGCCGATGAGATGCATCGCTTTGAAAAAGAAAATCGGGCTAATCGGGTTTTACCACTTCGTGACTGGGGGGTTACAGAAGCAGATGCACTCCAGTACTGTTATACAAAAGGCTTTGTTTGGTGTGAGGATGGAGTAAGGCTATATGAACTACTTGATCGTGTGAGTTGCTGGTGTTGTGGAAATAAGAA